CTTTTTGACCACCAAATAAAGCTGAGTAATTAAACGTAATCACCTTACGCCAGTCGAAAAAAAAACACTCATTCCAAGAACGTCTTCAATTGATAGCTTGTTTTTAAACAACTCCATTCTTTCATTCACTATGGATGAATTGAATACTTCGTTAACGGGTTTTAATATTACACTTAATATTGCAGGGATTGAAGAAACCGAGTTTAAATTGCCTTGCTCAATTAAAGTTTCGATACTTACATATTCTCCGACTGTTATCTCATTCATATTTTCAATAAGCTTAAACACTTCCCCGTTAATAGTTACCTCTTTTTTATCAATCTCTTTAGGTGGCGTGTTCATAAATGACATTTGATTAAATATGTCAGCAACGTCAGAAAGTTTAACGAATTCTAATATGTCGCTAATATTATCATTCCCGAAAATACCTAACATTTTAACATAATAATCTATATGTGAATCGAATGAATCAATGTCTAAAGCGCTTAATTCAATAAACTCTTTTAATGTAACATCACTCCATTTAGTAGGTATTAAAATTTCTTTGCTCATTGGTATTATATATAAATTTTTATAACTGTTTAAAAGGTTCTAGTAAAATTACCCTTAGTGTATTCGAATATCATTTTGTAAGCCATTGCGTCAGCGTAATCTGGTGAATGTCCGATTAACTTCTTTTGGTCTGCCTTGCTGTTTATTTCTTGTTTACTTTCCGTTGTGCCTCTTACCTTTCTTTTAATACAAAGTAATTCCCCTTCAAGTTCTTTCTTAAACTTATTAGTTTTAATCTTAATCTTCCCGTCTCTTATTAACTCTCCTAGCTTGTAATATAGTTGCGTCTTAAGGTTAACATAGTTTTCGTTTTTCAATACCTTACCGTTGTTTATTATAGCTTTTGCAGTCCTCAAATACTGTTTAATATATTGTCCCACTCCGTCGCTATCGTAAGTTATGTATCGGGTTTGTATTTCGTATTCCCTAGCTACTTCCTTAATCCTATCGAGCACTATTTCATCCCTTCCAACCTTTACTATGTCAATCACTGTATTGCCTTCCCAAACGAATAAAACACAACCATCTTGTTTAAATGCAATATCTGCAGAAATATATCTTGTATAGTCTTCGTTTACTTCAATAGAGTGGTCGTACATTTCTAGTATATCGTCTGAGCTTACCAAGTTGTCAGGGTCGTCTTGACTTTCCCAATTACCTAATAATAACCTGTTAACCTCTGAGGTTGTTAAAGTCCTTCTAAGGTTCTCAATATACGCTTCACTTAGATATGGATTATCTAATCCTGTAGCGTTTACAAATCGTCTGTAAGGTGGCAAAGTTCCTTCTTTATCTGCAAGGTAAAAGTCATCATATAAGAAATTCCTTGAAGGGTTGCAAGTCATAATTAATAAAGGCTTAATTTTATAACTTTCATTTCTCCACCTTCCTATTCTTGACTGCAGTATCTCTTTTCCTTTTGCTTCAGTTTCTCCAGCTTCATCAATTACCCCAAAGGTTAACAGTAAACCCCCTAAACGTGTATAATTAGGGTCTGAGGGGATATGTCTTAATTCTTGGAATACAATCTCAGAACCATTGTAAAAAGTAATCTTACCCTCTATTGGGTTATACTTATAATGTTCATCTTTTATAAGTCCAAAGTTTGGGAATACTTCAGAAATCAAAGTTACTACTGTAGTTTTCTTTAAGGTTGTTAACTCATTTCTACAAAGTCCAACTCTTATTCCTTCATATTGTAAACACTTAATAGTTATCAAAGAAGACATTAAGTAAGTCTTTGCTGCACCAACACCACCACCAAAAAGAATCTCAGTCGTTTCTTCATCTTCGAATAACTCGAAAACCTTATCTTGTTTTATAGTTGGCGTAAAGTTTATCTCCATTACTTATCATTAGGTTTAACATAGTTTATAGTAACACCCTTATGTTCAACTTCTAATTTCTCAGGACTGTAAGCGCCTACCACTTTACTGAGTTGGTCTAAGGATTTAAGCGCAGCAATCAAATTGTCGCTACTCTTAGCAGTGTTCAATATCAATTCTAATTCATCCAATATTCGTTCCCTATTCATTACTATCTTTTTATCCATCTCTTTTTCGAATTGTTTACTCTTTTTATTAACTTGATAAACTACGTAAGGGTGCTTCGATAATAAATAAGCGCCTCTTTTTATAGATTCATGTTTCAACTTGTTAGGCTTTGCAGTAACTTTTTTATAAGCTTCTACAGCGTTAAAGTCCACCATATAAAACTTGACAAACTTATCGTATTTAAGTTTCTGACTCATGCTCTTTAAACCGAATCGTTTTAATACAGGGTCTTCACTTTTCATTGTTAATCTGTTTTATTTTGTTCGTAGTATATTTTAACCTTCTTAAATACGTTCCTAATAGCTGCAGGG